GGGTTGAACTTTCCGAACACCACGTGGTGAAGATTCTGACAGGTCCCCCACGCCCATTGCGGCCCGACGTACTTGCCGAGGTGCTTCGCGCAACGGGTCAGGTCGCCCGGCGTTCCCCATCTGATCTTCGCCGCGCCCGCTCCCTTGGTCCAGTAGTTACGGAGGCGCTGGGTCTCGCGGGGGTTGGTGATCCACCCCGGTCCGTCGTGGGTGTTGGCGGGGGCTGAAACCAAACTTGCATTCGACCCATCCGAATTCAAGTTTGGAGCCTCAGACTTTAATTCGGCACTCGCCGTCCAGGACTCGGGGAGCAGTTTCTCGAGACCGAGCACCTTGGCCCGCTTGCGGATATGGGCCTTCACCGCGTCGGGGTCCTTGGCGCGCCCGATGGCCTGGATCGCGTTCTTCAGGTCTTCCTCGTTGGCGATCGGATACGACCCATCCGGCATGGCGGTGCCCTTGTCGGCCATCTTCTCGCGCTTCTTCGCATCGAAGGCTCGCGAGAGCAGCGCGTCCTCGTCGTCGGTGATCTCCTGGCAGGCGCACGCTTCGACGCTGGCGGTGATCGGTTGCGGTACGAGCACGCACCGGCAGTTGATCCAGTTCTCGGGATCACCGACCGGTTGGCCGGGGTAGAGCAAGGGCGTTCCCGCGACGAGGAACGGGTCGCCCGCCGCGCGCACTTCGCCGTGGAGCGGGCGGTGGATGTCGCGCACCGCATCGTCCATCATCGTGATCCACTCGAAACGGGCATCGGGCGTGGCGACGGTGGCGGCGTTGACGGCGGCGGTGGCGATGATCCTCGCGATGCGTTCGGCTTGCTCGTCCGATCCGTCCGGCTCGGTGGCCTCGATGGCGGGCTGCATGGAGGCGAGGAACATCTCCCCGTCCGTCGAGACGCCGATGTCCTCGGAGGCGACGGAGAACGCGGTCGTGACGACTTCGCCGAGCGCCGCTTGGAAGTCGTCGTCGGCGAGCGCCTTGGTGACATCGGAGAGGATGAGTCCGGACAGGTCCTGAGAGTTCACGCGACAACCTCCAATGAGGCGGGCCGTGACTCCAAGAGAGCTCCGAGGACGACGCCCGAATGGGGCCGATGGGAACTGAGGAGGCCACGGACGTAGAAGTCCAATGTGCCGACGACGCTCATCAGGTCGTCCGTGTACGGGCCGATCACCTCGGGCGCACATTCCCACGCCCCGGCGAGCAGCTTGTCGGGGTCACCGGCCAACGTCTTGTACACGTCGGTCGCCAGCATCGCCGAACAGTCGGTGCGCGGGTGGGCGTTCTTCAAGCGGTTCCCGGCGCGCTCCAACGCTCGGTAGACGAGCGCGTCACATGCCGCGGCCAATCCTTCCGGCCTCCGGGTGGCGTTGTACTCGGCGGTCTTCTGCGTCGGAATCTCGGCGCGCGTCGGCTCGGGCTTGGTGTCGATGCGGAGGTCGTCGGGCGGTTGCTTGTTCTCTCCCGGATCGGTCACAGGAACCACCGGGAGGTCGATGCCGATCATCTTCAGCGCGGCCATCGTTTGCTCCGGGCTCGTGGAGCCGGTGGCGATCTTGCGCAGAATCCACTCCTTCACCTGCACGTCGCCGGGGGCGTCCTCGGGTTGGAACCCGGTCTCGCGGCGAAGGGCGGGACCGCTCAACTCGCCGAGGTTGTACAACTCGATCGCCTCCTGAGAACGGTTGGGGCGGAGACGGATGGACGACGTGTCGGCAATGACGAAGTAGTTCTCCGGATCTGGAACCTGATCCGCGATCGCCGCTTGCAGGTAATGCGTAGTCAATGCGTAGGCAATGATCGCAAGCCGCGGTTCCAGGTGGGCCTTGACCGCCGACTCTTCGGAGAGCCATGCGTTCCAGTGGTTGGCGTCGGCCACTCCGAGCAGGACTTCGGGCGGAACGTCGAGGCCGAGAGCGAGGCGCTTGATCGCCGCGTCGCGCATCTCCACCACCTTGTCGTCCAGATCGCTCCAGAACTTCAAGTGGTCGTTCTTGCCGAGGCTCTCCGTCGGGACCATCGCCACGATCGGCACCGTGGCCGATGGGTCGGACGGATCGGCCTTGGCGGTCATCATCGCTTCGCCGAGAAGGGCCATGAAGATTTCGGCCTGGCTTGCCGCGGGGTCCATGCCGGGAGGGGCCGGGAACTGGACCTCGTTCGACAGGAACAGGATCCCCGCGCCCGTCAGACGGGAACTGATCTGGGCGGCGATGTGGGCGTCGTAGCCGATGATCTGGGCGAGGGTCGAAAGGTTGGCCCGTACCGGCGAGTCGGGCCGCGAGGGGTCTTGCGGATGCGGGGTCCAAATCCTCATCACGAGGTCCTCGGTGCCGAGGTTGACCGCGCCGCTCTCCTCGCCGAAGTCCGCTCGCAACATCTTCGACTTGCCGGGCTGTTGGGTGACCTTGCCGCTGGCGAGCGTGTTCCACTTGTCGCCCTTGGCCCGGTTGACGACGTAGGCCTCGCCCGCGACGGTCATGTGGACGCCGAGCCCTTGCAACATCTCCGCTTGGCCTTGGGGTCCGCCGTACAACTCCTCCATCGCTTCGGCCGCGGGGCCGGTGGCGAGCGGGATCAACATGCGACCTTCGCGGTGGGCGGCGGTGAGTCGGGCGCGCGACAAGACGTTGCCGATCCAGGTCGAGACGTACCGGAGTTCGCCAACCGTTTCCCAGTATCGCCACGCGTCGAATTGCCACGATTCCGACCGTCCCGCCATGTTGCGGGAGGCCGTGGGAAGGCGAACCGCCGAGGCGATGAAGCCGTTGGGTGCCTTCAGCTCCGGCTCAGGGGTGCGTGTCCGTGCCATTGGCGCGCAACTGTACGCCTCCGAGACGGGTCAGTAGGGGAATCAGCTACTCACGCTGGTCGATTGGGATGTCGCGGGCCCCCATGAATCCGGTGAGCCACGACAGCGCGGCGATGGCGTTCACGAACCACCACGACCAATGCAGGTCGGTCGCCCACGCCCACCCGACGATCACCGCCGCGACGTAGGGACTCGTACACCATGAGCACTCGACCAACACGCCCCACTTCTCCGGGACGCGGCGCACGAATTGCGCGGTCAGCCATTCGGTCGGCGGGTACGCATCGTCAACGATCAACCGCGTCCACCGAGCGACGGCGAACACGGCGACGACGGCGGCGCAGATCACGACGAACGGGTCATCGAACGTGAGCGGGGAAGCGTCAGCTATCAACGGTGTGCTCCAGTTCCCAGAGGACGAGCATGTTCTCCGGTACCCAAACCTCAGCATCGAATCCTTCGTGGTTCTCGACGCTTCCGGTCGGGACGAGGGCGGTCTGGATGCCGTCGTGGACGAGGTAGCCGGGGGTCGCTCCGGGCTTGACCTCCATGAGCGCGCCCTCCAAGCCGGGGGTGACGAGGCGGAGGCAGATGATCACGCGAGCAGGTCCTTCAACTTGCCGATGAGTTCAAAGGCGTGGGACTCGCCTTGGTCGCTGAGGAGATCGTTGAAGTCCACCATCACCGACAGTGTCGGGCTGGAGAAGGACTCCTCGACCATCGTCAGTTCCTCCAAGGCGATGTCGTCGCTCAGGTCATCGTGGTTCATCGTCGTACCTCCAGGTGTCGGCGCGCTCGGGCGAGTGCAAGGTCATCGGTTCTCTTTCGGAGTTGGCTCGGCATGGCGATCGTCGCGGCCATCGACTTGCCGACGAGGTTGGTCGCGCCGTGGACGAGAGCGTCGAGGCGGTTGGGGGAATCCTTGTCCTCGTAGGGCTGCCACGTGGTGAGTTCTTCTTCAAGCTCGGCGAACGTGCCGACGTGGTGAACCTTGTGTTGCTCGTAGATGCCGACGATGGGTTCGGCGCGGATGGCCTTGCCGCGCCGCGACACGACGGGGATGACGCGCTTGGTGACCCCGGCGCTCTTCAAGTTGCTCGTCACCATCTCGCCGCCGTAGTTCGTCTCGGCGACAACCGCGTCCGCCTGGAACTCCTCGTAGGCCGCGTCCACCGCCATCGCCCACCCGTACGGAGAGAACCGCCCGGAGCGATCGGCCAGGACATACAGGTGACCGTCGAGGACACCGACGACGATGATCCCGGTTTCGTCGTTGGACTTCTTCGCCCCGCCCGCGGGGTCAACCGCCACCACGATCCGTTGCATCGGCGGAGCGATCGGTACCCGGTCGGGCTCGATCATCTCCCACGTCCACAACGCGCCTTCCACGTCCTCCAGGATTTCCCCGTACAACTCCTGTCGGCCGAGCCGCGTGCCTTGGTACTTGGCGAGGATTCGTTGGGCGAACGCCGGGGCGAGGTTGTCGAGGTTGTCGTAGGTCGATGCCTTGGCGACGCGGGTCGTCGTCTCCTTGACGAGCTCCTTCACCCACGGTCGGGGCTTTGGCGTTGACGTGCAGACGACCCTCGGTCGTTTCCCGATACGGAGGCCGAACATGAGGTTGTCCCAGCATTCCTGGATCAAGGCGAAGTGGGCCGGTTCATCGACCCACGCATACCCGTGCTCCGGGCCGCGGAGACGGTCGGGCTCTTCCGCCGAGAACACCGTGGCGATGCAACCGTTGGGCCAAGTGAGCCGTCGCTTGGAGGGTTCGTAGTTCGGGCGGAGACCGGGCGGGGCGATCGTCACCAATCCGCTCTCGCCCTCGATCATCGTGTCTCGGGCGTCGGGCCCGGTCGCTCCGACGATGGCCATGCGTCCCGTGACCTGAGACATCCGGTGGGTGTACTCGCTACCCGTGCGCGTCTTGCCCGAGCCGCGCCCCGACATCAGTAGCCACGTCAACCACTCGTTGTCCTTCGGGGGGTGTTGGTCGGCGCGGGCGTGGTTCCATGTCCATTCGCCGTGGGGCTTGCCGTTGCAGTCGGCAATGGGGCAGTAGAACGGACGCCACTCCTCGGTCGTTCGGGACTTCAACTTCTCCAGCGCCGCTTGTTGGGCTTGGGGGGTCCACGACCTCCACGCATCAGGGTCGGTCGTCATGGTCGGATCAATCCTCCCCCGGTCAACATCGGTACATCCTCGCTCGCCAGTCCCTCCATCGCCACCATCCACGTTCCGATGATTCGGCGGATGAAGGCGTCGCGGGGAATGCTGCGGGCCTTGGCCGCGTCGGAGATCAAGCGCGCCTCGCCAACGGGAACGGTCAAGGTGATCCGGACGTCACGGGGAGCCTCGGCCAACGCTTCGCCGAGGGACATGCCCAGAGCGTTGAACCTCCACGTCGAACGTCGCGGCGTGTCGTCCATCGCGATCATCGTCGTGCGAACCCACGCCCGGACCTCCTCGTCGGACGCCTCAACCGGCGGGAGTTGCATCGAGCACCTCGATCACCACTTCGTCCGAAGGTACGTCGATCACTTGGGCCTCCATCGCCATGAGCGGTTCGACCGAAGCCCCGATCATGTTGGCCACCCACTGGTCGATCTCGTTGGCCGTTGGCGTGTGGATGATGACCTCGGTTGGCGCGTCGAGTCCGTACAACCGACAGTGGCGGTCGATGACCTCTTTGGCGACCTTGACCGCGGCGAGGTGTTCCGGGTGATCCGGGTTGGTCGCTTTCGCCCACACCCCGCGCAGTAGGCGCTCCAGTCGGGCCCCGTTCTCGGCGCGCATTCGGTCCCGCCCCTGAACGTCGTCCCATGCTCTGGCCTCCAATGCCTCTTCAGCCTTGGTCCTCGCGAGTTGGGCGGTAGCCAGCCCGAGCGCATCGGCCACTTCGTCATACCCCGCGCCCGCCAGGCGAAGCGCGAGCGCCGCCGCGGCGACCCGCTTGGGAGCAACCTCAGCCATTGACTTCCTCCAGGGTCTCGATCCAGTCCTCGGCCAACGCCGACGCCCGATTGTTGTGGGGGGTGGTGACTCGCTCCTTGGCGATGTACTTGCCCGAAATCTCCTTCGCCACGCACCAAGCCACGTAGTCGCTCATCGACCAGTTCCGAGCCTTGGCCCGTACCGACACCTCCCGGTACACGTCGAAGGGCAAGCGGATCGTCAGCGCGATCCGGGCTCCACGGTTCTGCCTCGGCATGCGGTGAACCATACTGCACCGCTCACCAAGGCAGGGGTTGGACGAGGTGGTCAGCGAACCCGGTCAGCGGATCGGGGTTGCAGATCACGGCCATGTGGAACCGGCACGCATAGCGGCAGTCACCGACCGGTTCGTAATCCCCCGCCATCGTCATCGACAACGGCGTCACCGTCACCACCGCATCCGTTTGGCATCCGCCGTAGGAGCACTTCACCGGGTCCACCGAATCTCATCGACCGGGATCAACCGATCGAGGAAGTCCTCGCACGCCCGGTTCACCAACCAGTTCACCGTCACGTCGCGCTCTTCCGCAGCCTTGACGAGACGGGCATGGGTATCGGGCATGAACCGGATACCGGTCGAGGTGCGCTCGGGGAACTTGCGAGGACGGCCCACTACTTCGCCCACGTCCTTCCACAAGAGCACCGCCAGAGAATGCCTCGGCCGGAGCGATCCCAAGCGGGGACGGAGATGTGCCGGTTGACGTGCAAGGGACCGTGGCGACGACGGTGCCACCAGCGGCTGATCATCTCCACACCCCATCCGCCCCTCGGGTCTTCCCACAGTCCTTGCACCGGCTCATCCCCCCACCGATCAGCGACCGGTCACGATGAGCACAGGTCATCTCCGTACTCGGGTGAACAGTACGTTTGTTCGATTCACTCCGGGTTTCCTTCCGCACAACCTTCGGCTTCAGGGCGACGACATCCCGCTCATTCCACGGAGTAGCGGGCGACGGCGACCCAAGAGCCCGAGCCACCAAGTCACCCAAGTACACCGCCACCGACACCCCCGCAGCCTCAGCCCGCCTACGAGCAATCTCATCGCTACCGAGCGGCAAGCGAATCCCAATCGTGGGCCCTTTGAGGCGTGGTTTGGACATGGCCAGATGCTACTGCATACGGATATCGGATAGCGGTACACATCGTCACCTCCGCAGGGTCTACACCACTCCACGCTGTGCCCCTTTGCGTGCGCGGGCAGGTACGGGCTACCGGGGGCTCCCTCCCCGTGTGACAATTGTCACGGAGGAACAGGTAGTCAAACCCGGTGGGCCCCCGATAGCTTTAAGACCGTGAAAGGAACGAGCCGCTTCCCCCGGGGGGTCCCCCCCGGGCGGTTCGTAGGTGAAGAAATGAGCGTTTACCTTAAGGATCTGGTCCCGGTGACCCCCGCGATGGAGTCGGCCTACGCCGATGCGATCGAGGATCTCGGGCTGGATGAGAACTGGGCTACCCGTGAGTACGCCGATCGTGAAGATTGGCCGACCAAGGATGGGGTCCGGACTTTCGCTGGCGGGTGGTACACCGACCATCGGGATGCCGATGTC